GTTTTTTCATTATAAATCGCGAGAAAAACGCTTATGGAAGGCCCTGGTAGGAAAAGCCTCGAATCGCTGTCCGTAGTCACGTCTTTGCCTGGGCAGCGCCTAGAGCCTCCTGTTGAGCTAAGTGAGTCGCAGGCGGGTATCTGGCGTTCGATCGTGTCCACGAAGCCGCCGGATTGGTGGCGCGCGGACTCCGCGCCGCTCTTGGTCGCGTATTGCAAGGCGATTGAGCTGTATCGCGCGTTGGCCGCGCAGCTGGAGGCGTTCACGCCCCAGCGCATCAAGTCCTCGAAAGGGTTTACTCGTTACGAGAAACTATGCAAGTTGACACGGGCGCAAGCCCAGCTTTTGACCACTCTCGCGACGAAAATGCGGCTGTCACAGCAGAGTCGGTACACCGAAAAGACCGGAAGCACCGCGGATCGAAAGGCGGGCGGCGCAAGGCCGTGGGAGTTCACCAAGGCCGAATAAGCCGCGGCGAGCGCAACATCGCCTGGATTGAGGCGAAGTGCAGGGTCCCGGAAGGCAAGTTTGTAGGCCAGCCCATCCGGCTCCGGGAGTTCCAGAAGAAAATCATTCTGGATATATACGATTCTCCCACGCGCCGCGGGATCATCAGTTTCGGGCGAAAGAACGCGAAAACGACGCTTGCCGCCCTGTTGACGTTGCTGCATCTGGTCGGGCCGGAAGCGCGCGCGAATAGCCAGCTCTATAGTGCAGCGCAATCGCGTGATCAGGCGGCGATTCTGTTCTCCTTGGCCGCCAAGATTGTGCGGATGTCCCCTGATCTGAGGGAATACGTAGTCGTTCGGGACACGGCTAAGCAACTTTTTTGCCCGGAACTGGGGTCGCTTTACCGTGCGCTCTCGGCCGAAGCGAGTACGGCGTACGGGTTATCACCGGTTTTCGTCGTGCATGACGAGCTCGGGCAGGTTAACGGTCCTCGCTCAGAGCTCTACGAGGCATTGGAAACCGCCGCGGGCGCGCAGGCAGAGCCGTTATCCATTGTGATTAGCACCCAGGCGCCGACTGCGGCGGACCTGTTATCGGTGCTGATTGACGATGCCAAGACGGGTGCGGACCCGAAGGTTAAGCTTTTCCTCTATAGCGCCCCTGAATCGCTTGATCCGTTCTCAGAGGAAGCGATTATCGCGGCCAATCCCGCCTACGGGGATTTCCTGAATGGGGAAGAAGTACGGGCGCAAGCCGAAGATGCGCGGCGAATGCCGGCGCGCGAGGCGGCGTATCGCAATCTGGTGCTCAACCAGCGCATCAACATGTTCTCGCCGTTCATTGCGCGCGCCGTATGGGAGGCGTGCGGCGGGGCGGTGTCTCGTGATGTTTTTCGAGATAAGGATGTTTATGGCGGCCTAGATTTATCCGGGCGGAATGACCTTACGGCTTTGGTGCTGGTGGCTCAAGACGATGCGGGAGTCTGGCACGTCCGTCCTGAATTTTGGACACCAGAAGTAGGGCTTCATGACCGGGCGCATGTCGATCGCGCGCCCTATGACGTGTGGGCGAAGGAGGGGCTGATTCACACGCCGCCTGGCGCGTCGGTCGATTTCAGCTTCGTCGCTCGACGACTGGGTGAATTAGGTAGTGAGATGAACCTGCGCGCAATTGCTTTCGATCGCTGGCGCATGGACTACCTCACCAAAGAGATGGCGGCAATAGGGATCGACTTCACGGTCTTGCAGAAGCTCGAATTGAATGACCAAGCGCTGCCCTCCGGCTTAGTGCTGGTCAAACACGGACAAGGCTACCAAGACATGCCGCCTGCTTTGGATGGTCTCGAGGCTGAACTTCTGAACGGCCGCGTCCGGCACGGCGGCCATCCTGTACTAACTCATTGTGCCGCAAATGCGGTGGCTGAACGTAACGCGGCGGGAGAGAGGAAGTTAGAGAAATCGAAATCTACGGGCCGCATTGACGGCCTTGTCGCACTCGCGATGGCGATGCGCATTGCGCTGACGTATTCCGTTTCTGTCGGAAAGAGTTTCTGGGAGTAGTTTTGATGGCAACCAATTCTATCGAGCAGGCTTCAGGCACTAACACGCGCTATCTGACGCAAGTGTTGACCTCAGGCGAAACGGGTACCGCACTTCTGCTGTGGACCGGGAAAGCGACGGTGACGTGTATTCCAAGTGGCACAGGAAAAATTCAATACACGACATCGCCACCGAGCGCTGTTTTGGCCGGCACAGCGAATTGGATTGATTGGAGCCGTGGATCAGTGACGATTTCGTGTTCTGATCTTATTGAAGGCCCGGTGAGTGCGGTGCGCGGCGTGTCGAGTTCAGGCGCGCTTACCGTGGAGGTGGTGCAGTGACCTTCGGTGGCGGTGGCGTGTTTCGCTGGGAATCACTTGCAGGTCCGGCCGTTCGCGATGGCGCCTATTATGGCCTAAGTCCATCTGACTCACTGGATCACACCCAGAATTTTATCGATGCGTTTACGGATAGCGCCGCTAACGGCACGATCCTGCGTCTGCCTTCCGGCACGTTCTACTATTCGGGTCTTATAGACAATGCTGATGTAGGTCTTATCGGCGCGGGCGGTGGGCTCACAAAAGTGCTCTGCACCACGAGTAACGGGGGAAACTCCCGGTTCGATTTCAGCCATAAGAACGGCCTCTATATCTGGGGCGTTGAATTTGGCACAACGAGCGCATCGATCTTACTCAATAACGCCACAGAAACCGCAGCCATTCTGCGACTGACTGGGTGCAATAACTTTCGTATCGAAGCCTGCCGCTGGGATCGGTGCTGGGGTACCGCAATCCTGGTGCGTAATTGCCAGGACGGCATCATTTTGGGCAATTACGCTAAGAATCTAGGCAAGGACGGGTTTCACATCACGGGTTCAAGCAAGCGCATTACTCGCGCGTTTAATACGATTGTCAATGGTGGAGATGATCAGTTCCCTATTGTCGGATATGTGACTGATGGGGTACGTCCAGAAAGCATTTATGACATTGGCAACCGTACTTACGGTGCTCGATTTGGCCGCGGGTTCGCGTATGTCGGGAGTAAATATTGCCGCAACATTGGCTGCTCAGTTCATCCGTTGCCGGATGACGGCGAGCGCACGGATTTAATAAACGCCACATATACGGGAGTTTCATCAGGGCTGTATATCGCAAGCGAGTCGAGTTTCAATAGCTATGGCAATGAAGATTTGATGGTGCGTGACTTTACGGTCGAGCAGGGAGGCAATGTGGCGGGTCGTTACGCGGTGCAGATTGCAGGTCGAGGGAGCCAGCCCTGCAAAAACATTGATATCGAAGCGACAATCCGCGATTCGTGTAGTCATGCATTTAATATCGATGGCGGCACGGTCGGTACTGGCCTCGTGAACCTCCGCTTTCGCGGTAATATCATTGACACCACTAACCCTGCAGGCTTGCGTGGCCTGACGCCTGGCGCCGGCAGCGGCCACGGCATACAGATTACCAAGACGAACGGATTTGACCTGGATTTCTACGCCGAGAAGATCGGCGCGTGTCCGCTGGTTGTCATTGATGATTTCTGCACCGGCGTAGCCAATATCAAGCTTGAGGTCAATGAAGCCTCTGTCAACGCAGTGAACGATTTGATCCAATTTTCGCCATCAGGCGGGACCCTGAATCGAATTAATGTTGATTTGCGGGTGCGATATGTCGGCCATACGATCGACCGCTTGATCGACAACGTTCCTCCGGGGGCCACGGTTCGCTTCCATAGCGATGTCCAGCTCAACAATGCCGATGCGATTATCGGGCTGCCTGCGGTTCCTTCACCCACGGTGACGGCATCGCCCTACGTCTGGGATAACCCTTACCCCTATCCAGTCTTGGTTCGAATTAACGGGGGAACGATTACTCAGGTGCGTCGTGCGACGACGGTGGATGTGGCGTCGCCGAACTGGCAGGTGCTTGTTGCCGCTGCGGATGGCACGACCAATCTTAAGACGGGACAGTATGAGTTGTTGGCAGGCCAGTCTTTAGAAGTGACCTATAGCGCAGCGCCGACGCTCAGCATCCGCGGTCTTTCGAATTAGAGGGTATCACCATGCGAAAACCGATTTTAGGACTACTTGCCGCATTATTGAGCGGCACCGCTCTGGCGGTCGGCGTCACGCAGGGCTCAAGGGATTTGGGCTATGTGCTTAACACTTCGGTATGGGCGTCGCGACCCACGTGCAACGCGGCGGCGTCTGGCAATCTGCTCCGTGTGACTGATATCGGGCAGTCTGGCGTTGGCGTGCTGATGATTTGTAATGGCACCTATTGGAAACTGACTAGTTCAGTCACGCTTTTCGCGGACAACACGCTCGCTACGGCGCCAAACCTTAACACGTCGGTCCAGATTCTGAAGAACTATTCGATTCCGGCTGGCCTTATTCGCGCTGGGACCCACTTGATTGTGCGGGCGATCTATGGAAAGGATGGCACCACTGATACCACCACGGTCAAAGGCTACATTGGTACTGTCGGAAACGGAACAGATCCAGGTTATCTCAGCAGCGCCACCATGACCACGACGAATATTGAGCAGGCCACCGAGACTTGGTTTCAGATTAATGGCGCGACTTCCATGCGCCTCGTGAGTGATATTCAGGCCATCTCAGGTTTTACAGGTTCTGTCAGGACCATTGCTCCGCCTCAAACGTATACAGGTATGTCTGACCTGGATGCCAATCCTTTGATCATCTCGCTCGGCACGCAAATGAGCGGATCAACCAATCACGGTACGGTGATCAGCGCCATCGTGCAGTTGGTGCCTTAGTCCTGACGCGCATGATATTCAGGGGAACGCTTTTTGATCACTATTTGGCTGCTTGAAGGCACATATTGAAATGACTTTCATAAATTTGTCGTTGCAGCGCAAATAGCATGGCCAGCTTTTGGGATCGCGCTCGCATGGCAATCAGTGTCCTGCGCGACGAACCGAAGTCCGTCGAGTTTGACCCGCTCTTCGCCGAATATTTCTCGCAAGTATCGTCCTGGGCCGGCAAGCGAGTCACGCTTCAGACCGTCCTTCGCGTGTCAACCGCGCTGGCCTGTGCTCGGGTGATCGCCGAAGGTATTGCGATGCTGCCCTTCAAGTTGCTACAGCAGGAAGGCCGTGATATCAAACCTGGGCTTGCGCATCCGCTGTATGACCTGTTGGCAGTCTCGCCCAACGAATTGCAGACTTCGTTCGAGTTTTTCGAGTCAATGGGCCTGCATTTGGTGCTTTGTGGCAATGCTTATGTGCTAGTCAATCGGGTAGGCGGCAAGATTCGCGAGATGTATTTGCTCGAACCGGGCTGGGTTTCGGTCAAGTATCGGTGGCCGAACCTGCCGGATTACACAGTAACTACCCCGGATGGTCGCACTTTCGACAGCGGTTCGGGCGATATCTGGCACGTACGCGGTCCGGCCTGGTGCACAAGCCGGGGGCTGGACTTCGTTGACCTCGCCCGTGAAGCACTCGGGCTTTCGATGGCCATCGAGGAAGGCCAGGCGAAGATGCAGGCCCAAGGTGTAAGGATTCCAGGGTTTCTCGCCGTCGATGGGAAACTCACTGAGGATCAGCACGATAAGCTGACCAAATGGATTGCCAAACACGAAGGGTCGGCGAATGCAGGCCGATCGCTTATCGTCGACAACGCCGCGAAATGGGTTTCGCAGTCCATGTCGAACGTGGACGCACAGATGGTCGAGATGCGCAAGTTTCAGATCGAGGAAGTTTGCCGATTCTTTCGCGTGATGCCGATCATGGTGGGCTTTTCCGACAAAGCTCAGACCTATGCCAGTGCGGAGTCGATGTTTCTCGCCCATGTGGTGCATACCTTGGGCTCTTGGTTACGACGTATTGAGCAGTCAGCCGACAAAAATTGTCTGACCGCCAATGAGCGCAAGGCGGGCTTTTACACGAAGTTCAACGAGAAGGCCCTGCAGCGCATGACCGCGAAGGACCAGATGGATTATCTGGCCCGCGGCACGCTGTCTGGGATCATCGTGCGTAACGAGGCACGCGAAAAACTCGATTTGAATCCGTTGCCGGGGTTAGATGATCCATTGGCTCCAGCAAACACATTTTTAAACAACCCTCCGTCTGCGCCGGACAATAGTTCGGGCACTTCTCCGGACAATACCGGGAACGCATCGGGCGGCTGATCTCTAATTTTCTCGCTTAAACGCGAAGGCTCGCGCTGGAAACGGAGCGGGCCTTTTTCTTTTCTCACACGAGGATGAACACGATGAAGCTCGAGCGAAAAAGCTGCGGGCGGCAGGTCAAATTTGCGCCCAGTGATGTCAAAGTCGGCGCATTCGAGGGTTACGGCGCCGTGTTTGGCAACGTCGACAGTCAGGGAGACGTTATTGCCAAAGGCGCGTTCAAAGAGACGTTGCGTACCTGGCAAAAGGATCGCGGCGGATTTCCGAAGATGCTTTTGCAGCACGGCGGCTTTTTTGGCCCCGCAGAAGACGGCATTCCCATTGGAATCTATACCGAAATGTCGGAAGACGACACCGGATTGGTGTGCAAGGGCGAGCTTTTCGCGCTCGACACTGACAAAGGCCGTTATATCCATGAAGGACTGAAGAGCGGCGCGCTTGACGGTCTTTCAATTGGCTATGAAGTCGTCGACGTGAGCTTCGGGAAAAAGCCCGATGAGCCGCGGCGCACGCTCAAAAAGATCAATTTATTTGAAGTCTCGGTCGTCACGTTTCCCGCAAATGATGCGGCGCGGGTCGATGAGGCGAAATCGATCGAACAGATCGAAACACTTTCTGATGCGGAAGGCTGGCTACGTGATGTAGCGCGCTTTTCGCATACACAAGCGCGAGCGTTCGTGTCGCGTGTTAAAGGGCTTCGTCCGCGTGATGCGGAGGGCTCGCTCAAGGCCGATGCCAATCGGCTAATCGAACGAATCCAACTAATCACCGGAGTAAGATCATGACGAATGAAGAGCAATTGAAAGAAACACTCGATAAGCTCGGTGGGGCTTTCGAGGAATTCAAAAAGCACGTCGACACTGAAATTAAAGACGTGCGCAGTGTCGCTACCGCGAAGAACAGCGGCGACGCGAACGAAAAGCTGGTCAAGCTGCAACAGACCCTCGACGACCTGACGGGCAAAAAGGAAGATCTGGAGAAGCGCATCAAGGCCGATGCCGAAGCGCGCGACAAGCAGTTCAAGGAAGAGCAGGAAGCCCGCGAAGCTTTGGAGCACAAGTTCAACCGGATGCGCATGCAGGGCACGGGAGACGCGGATGTGCTCGCACAGAAGCGCGCGCGGCATAACCAGTGGGTTAAAGCAGTCGTACGTGCGCAGATGCACGGAGCTGTGAACCTCTCGGCCGAGCAAAGCAAGCTCCTGAGTGAAGTGGCTGAGGAATACAAGGCCATGACCGTCACGGATGACACCACCGGTGGATATCTAGCACCAATCGAGTACGTGAAAGAGATCATCAAGGCGGTGACGCTCATCAGTCCCGTACGCGATATCGTGCGCGTTCGCCAGACAGCATCAAAGACGATCCAGTTGCCGAAACGAACCGCACAGTTCGCTGCTCGGCGGACGTCAGAGCAGGGAACCCGCACGGAAACGACGGGTTTGGCCTATGGCATGGTGGAGATCGACGCGCCTGAGATGTACGCGTTGGTCGATATCAGCCAGCAGAACCTGGAGGACAGCGCGTTCGATTTGGAGGCGGAAATTCGCATGGAGAGCGAAGAGCAATTCGCGGTCAAGGAAGGCGCGGAGTTTGTGACCGGAACCGGTGTTGGAGAGTGCGAGGGCATCGTGACAAACACGGTCGCTGCGAGCACGGGTGCGATTCCTTCCACGGTGTCGGGGTCCGCTTCGGTTATTGCGGATGCCAATGGCGTGGCAGACGGAATCATCACGCTCTTCCACACGGTAAAGACTCAGTACGCGCGTCAGGGTCAGTGGATTTTGAACCGGCTCACGCTGGGGGCAGTCCGCAAGCTAAAGGACAACAACAAGCAGTACATCTGGCAGCCGGGCCTGGCTCAGGGCGTGCAAAACACGATCCTGAGTGCGCCGTACACGGAAGTGCCGGACATGCAGAGCGAAGGCGCCAACAACTATCCGATCGGCTTCGGCGATTGGAATCGGGCCTACACCCTTCTGGATCGGATTGGCATGCAGTTGCTGCGCGACCCCTACACCCAAGCCACGAGCGGAATGATCCGCTTTCTCTTGCGCCGCCGCGTTGGGGGCAGGGTTGTATTGGGCGAGGCGGTGCGCTTGCTCAAGTGCTCAACCTGATCTGAGTCAATAGGGCCTGCTTCGGCAGGCCCTTTCTTCCTCAAATTCTTTCGGAGATTAATGCTATGCGAGACCTTCATCATAACGTCCGTCGCATCCGGTCGATTTCGCCGGTTGCGATCGGCACGACGGGAACGGGCAAGACGGGCG